GCTGTTGATGAAACTTCTGCTATTTATGACTTTATGTATGGGTTTTCTTTTACAGTAGAAGAATTTTTTACACTTATAGATTTGCTACGTCCTAGACACACTGGTTATGAGACACCTGTTTCCTTGATCTATGCGGAAAGAACAAACGTCGGTTTATCTGCTGAGCCTGGGTTACCAACTAAAAATCAAAAAAGATTAATTCGTGAAGCGCTATACATGTATGGACATAAAGGAACTAAGAATGGATTAGAGACTTACGCAGAATCAGTGACTGGATTTGCTCCAACAATAACTGTTTCTGAAAATCTTTTATTATCGGTTCAAGACTCAACATTTTATGACTCAATAGGTAACTGGGTATTTGAAAATGCAACGGCGGAAAAAAGTGAGGAGCAGGTACCTGCTACAGGAGACAATGTAATTGACAACGCCTATACCTGCAAGGTAACTGCTACAGATGCTTTCTCTATGGTCTTGGGTGCTGATAACCCAATAACAAAAGGTGTTCCAGTTATTGCGGACACCGAGTACGTTGCTTCTTGCAAAGTAAAGTCACCACCGAGTGACGGAAATGTGTTCATATCCATAGACTGGTATGACGGTACTGGTACATTTATTAGCGTAGATAATGGGTCTAACGTTTCTGCTAATAACACTTGGAAAACTGCAAGCGTTACCGCGACTGCGCCATCTGATGCAGTGTATGCGGTTCTTCAAATTTCCTCTAGCGCTGATGGACAATACTACATAGACCAAGTCTGTATGCAACTTGGGGACACTGTTGTCTATGACGAGGCTCGTGCTGTAGACATTTTTTTAAATTCAAAAAATATTAACTACATTACAAATCCATCTTTTGAAGAAAATGTAACTGATGGTTGGACGCTCTCTGGCGCAGCAACTGCGGTTCAAGATTTAGACGTGTCTACTGCAGCATACTCTGGAACTAACAGTGCAAAGATAACTGGCTCTGGATCATGGTCTATTACAACTGACGATATACCAGTAACTTCTGGTAACTACTACACGTTCTCTACTTACGTTAAGTGCGCCGAGACGTTCTCAATAACTTTTGAAGGAAAAGATTTTGAAGGTACAAGCACGGGGCACTTAGAGACTGTAAACTTTGAAGCAAGTCCAGATTGGACTCGAATTTCAGTTACTGATTTAATTGACGCAATAGGTGAGACAGAAGTTAAGTTCTATAGCATAAGTATTAACGGGGATTCTGGAGATTACTACATAGACTGCTTACAGTTTGAAAAGTCTACAAGGGCTTCGGATTACTTTGATGGGAGCCTGCCTTCTAACTTTGGGGCCGTTTGGGAAGGAAGCGCTGACGACTCTTACAGCCACCTGTATCCAAACAAGCCAAGTAAGAGCCCAAGACTGGCTAAGACACTTAAGGACTGGGTTCCACAAAATACCTTCTGGCGCCTGAGCACATACGCTGGGTTGGAGTACACAAACCTAACGGTGTAGGATCTGGGTCATGACTGACCTACTACTAACCGTTTTACTCACAGGAGTTGCAGTTACTTACGTAATTGAATTCCTAGATATGTTATTTAATGGCTTTGATTTAAAACAGGCCTTTAACAAATACCTTGCAATGCCGTTAAGTTTCCTTGGATTATTTTCACAAATGGAAATTAATTACGATTTCTTTGTACTCGTTCCAGCCACAACCCTTGTATCACTTGTTATAGGTTTGTGGTTAAATAAGCCAACTGTTGTACAGACACAGCGACTCCCAAGATTGTAGGAACAATGAAACAACTGGCCGTAATTAGTTTTAATACAGACGTAGATGTATACGACGGCTTGTCTAGGCTACTTGTAAAGCATCCTGATGCAACGGTTTTATTACCAATTATTGAGTATGGAGTATTTGCAAAGAGTGCTGTCAAGGCAGCGTTTGCATCTGGAAATCGAATACATTTTTTCTTATCTGAGACCGCTGCTATAGAAGAGGTAGCGGTTGTTGCTGAAGACATAACAAACTGCGTAGACCCTAACCGAGAAATTATTAGACACATTAAGACGGAAGACGTCTTAGGAATAGTTTGGGATGAGAGCACAGAGGTTCACGTTGCTCTACATGCTCTAGAGGATTACGGGTTAGAGACTTGGAACATTGCTGACGGTCTTGACGTGATTGAGATCGACTACTCAGAAGAAGGACCAGAGGATCTCCTAGAGGGTATGATGGATAGTCTGAGAGTCTTTGTGGAGAACATGACTGAGTACATAACAATGTCAGTCTTAGACGTATTGACAGAGACGATAGCCGAAAGATTGCGGGAGGATGAGGATAATAAAGACGTATCCCCATTTGAGGACGATGGTCTGTGAGGATCCCTTTAGGGGCTTATTCGGCTGACCTTACCGATTATCAGTTCCGTCTGCTCGCCACCTTGTGCCACTTAGCAGGCTCTGAGAGCCGTGTACAGACATCAGCAGCCTCACTTGGTATAGAGACTGGCAGTGTGAATGAGAAGACCGTCCGCAGAGGCCTCCTAGCCCTTGAGAAGGCTGGGTTCATTAAAAGAACTAAGACTAGAAGAGCAAACGGTTTTCGTGGCATAGACTTACTGGACATTACAGGCCCAGAGATAGCGACTGGGACTCTAGAAGCCCAGATCGAACGGGCCTCAAATGTCCGCACCTCACATGACTATAGGTCACGTAGCAGTATTACTAATAAGTCATTAGTACCTAATAGTAAAGATAGTAATCAATTAAAAGATATTAGAAACACCGAAGGTGTTTCAATGAAAGAGATACGGGTACCTATGAGAAAATGGGAAGATGATGGAGATGATCTGGCAGGATTTGGGTTGGTCGAACCTAAAGATGAGCCGAGCCCTAAGATCAGAAAATCCGATCCACGGACTAGGGGAAAGCGACCAGAACATGAGTGGAGTGCGATGGACGTCGCTGCTGAATTCTCATATCGAGTTGGTAAACGCTACCCGCTCCTACCAGGCACCGTTAACGTCAGACAGTTATCAGGAGCCCTCAGCAAGTTCCGCAAGCAGTACAACACCACAGCCTTAATTGAGTTAGAGTTACTCCGTCTGTTCTTGACAGATGAAAATAATTTCCGCAATATTGGCGATGAGGCTCCGTTCCTTTACAAAATGTACCTAGCCTCCTTCGGCAAGAAGATGAACCAAGCACGAGAAAATCTTGGACTTGGAAAAGTTAACGCCCCAACAGAAACTGTGGTTAAGATGGGCACACTCGTAGCAAGCGATGGACGTGTGTTCCAGAATTCTTTATCTGGCAGAGCACAACTAGAACGATACGAACGACAACTTAAGGAGAAAGCAAATGGCTAAAAAAGAATCACGTAAATTTGTAGTAACTCTAAATAAGAACCCTGAAAAGGGTGGAGCATGGCTAGCATTTGTAGCAGTAGTTACTGATGAAGATGTAGCGATTGCTCAACTGACAACAGCATGGGCTAATGCATCAGCAGCAAAGCGTTGGGTAAAGGCACAGGTGCAGGCAATGACACCTCGTAAGTCTGTAAAGATGATTGCAGGATCTGCAGTTGACTTGAAAGGCAAGCCAGTTTCATTCACTGGTGAGTTGGCGTTTAAGATATGAGGACTCGTTTAGTTTATGGAAGTCAAAACAAGTTCTTGCAATTTTACGGGGATGTAATGCTGACCGTAGGTTCCTTCTTCCAAAACATCGGTTTACGTTATGGCGGGATGTACGAGATTGAAGACTGGGAATCAGGGGACGACGATCTATAACATCCATGAGTTGTCTTCTCTTAAGAAACACTGGCTATTAAAGAACTCCAATATCCCACGTCGTTTCATTGGCTTAGATACAAAAGACATAATTGACCGTGCAGGTTCAATACCGCAAGAAGTTACAACGTGGATTGATGATTGCGTTAATGGTCATGTAATTAAGCAGGTAGGTAACATTGGTATAAATGGTGTTGGTCTGTTGTTTGATGGTGGTCCTGGAATTGGTAAGACTACCCATGCCGTAGTTGCGGCTATGGAGTTCTTAAGACGTCTACCAGACAACGATGTAGAGGCTGCAAAAGTCCTTGGTATGAACTCCGCTGACTATGGGTTAAATGCTCGTCCTATTTACTACATGACTTACCCAGAATTTTTATCTCGTAAGAAGGCGACGTTTGATGCAGACCTTGAAGACAAACGGGAGATGAATTATATCGTTGATGGGTTTCATGGAAGGTCTAAATTTGACTGGTTAAACGTCAGAGTTCTAGTCATTGATGACCTAGGAAAAGAGTATGGTTCAAAGTACGATGACACCTCATTCGATGAGATACTAAGACTTAGATACGACAAGGCACTGCCCACCATTGTTACAACTAATGTCAGGTTGGAAGACTGGGAAGCACAGTACAAAGAAGCAATGGCAAGTTTTGCTAACGAAGCATTTGTACGAGTACCTATAGTCGGCGCAGATCAACGGTCAGCACTATGAAAGGGATGAGAATGGAAAGTCCGTGGAGGACCATTCAGTTATTCATCTCTGCTCAGGCTGCTGGAATATTTGAAGTAGAAGTAGACACTGACACTAAGAAGACCCGTTGCTCTTGTCCTATATGGAAAAAGAGTGCTGACTGTAAACACACACGCTTTGTTGATGCAAAGATGTCATTGAACAGGGGGCACTACTCAATCCTTGTGCCTAATGAAATTCCAGAGGATTTGGCATTACAGGCAAGTGATGACCCAAAGAAGTTTCGTGACTTTGTAGTTAGGTATGCTAAAGTCGAGGTATTATGAAAAACGGAGACATATCAAACGTCTCCTCTCCGCAAGTAGTCTGTGTAACAGATGTTGTTATTGGATTAGTTGAAGAGGAAACAAAACGTTTGTTGTCTAAAAAAACAAAAACTAAATTGGGAGAGATCAACTTACAGAACGCAAATAAACTTTGGATATTATCTAACAACTACGGCATCTCTCTTGAGTTGGCTGGGTATGGTGACTTAGGTTGGACGGAAGAACTTTTAGAAGAGGCATTTGATACATTAGAACAAGAAGTAGTAAACCCCTTTAACTACTGGCACCTTTATGCAGATGTTGGAGAGTTAGTTAGGAAACTTCCATACCGTGCTAATCTTCGGGGCATTGTTGATGTACCAGGAAGAGTTGCAATGTATGGATCAGCAGGAGTAGAAATAGATAATCTGTAAGAGGGAGCATAATGGCGGCGGATAACGAACATCGTTTAGTCAGTAAAGTAATTCGTGATAGAGATATCACACCCGCATTACAGCGTGGGGTTTCTGATGCATGGTTCCTAGATGACGACAACAAAAAAGTATGGGCGTTCGTTCGCAAACATTACGGAGAATACAGTGAAGTACCAACAGCAGTAACTGTTAAAGATCATTATCCAAACTATAAAGTCTTAGATGTTCAAGATAGCGTTGATTATCTTCTAGACACAATGGTTGACTTTAGAAGAATGCTTCTTACTCGACAAGGTCTTGAAGTAGCAATCGAACAACTGCAAGATAACAATCACGATGCTGCGCTGCTTGCTATGGAAGCAACAATCACCAAAGTTAATGAGCAGGGCATCCTTGGCACACATGAGGTGGATCTATCTAAGAACACAGAGCAACGCTATAAAGATTACCAAGCACTACAGAACCAAGAGTTCTTAGGTATACCAACTGGGTTTGCAAAGATTGATGAAGCAACTGCTGGATTACAAGGCGGACAACTAATCACAATCATTGCACCTCCTAAGACAGGTAAGTCTCAGATAGCATTAAAGATTGCAATCAATGTTCATCAACAGGGTTATATACCTATGTTTCAATCTTTTGAAATGAACAACCACGAACAGCAACAGCGCCACGATTCAATGCGTGCGAATGTTTCACACAGTCGTTTACGCAGAGGTAAGTTACTTCCAGCAGAAAACGATAGGTATATAGATGTGTTAAACACTATGGAAAAGGAACACTCTTTTCACCTAGTGGATGCGGTAAATGGAATCACTGTGTCTGCATTGTCAGCAAAGATTGAGCAGAACAAACCAGACATTGTATTTGTAGACGGTGTTTATCTTATGCTTGATGAAGTTACTGGTGAGATGAACACACCGCAAGCCATAACAAACATTACTCGTGCTTTAAAAAGAATGGCTCAAAAGATAGACAAGCCAGTAATCATTACCACACAGACACTGTTGTGGAAGATGAGGGCTGGAAAAGTAACTGCAGACTCTATTGGATATTCATCCTCGTTCTTTCAAGATTCAGATGTAATCCTTGGTTTACAACCAGTCGAAGAAGATGAGCAAATTAGATTACTTAAAATTGTTGCAAGCCGTAACAGCGGACCAAGCGAGGTTGCTCTTACATGGAAGTGGGAGACTGGTTGTTTCCATGATGAGGATGACGCATTGAAATGCTCATATTGCACTGACTGGAACAGGCAATGATAGATGTCGAAAAGGTTTTGCTATCTTTAGACCTCACACTCTATTCTCAACGTGGTGAAGAGGTGCAGGGCTTATGCCCTATGCATAAAGAGAGAACTGGAAAAGAAGATCACAACCCATCGTGGTGGATTAATACAGACACTGGTGCACACATATGCTTCTCGTGTGGGTATAAGGGTAACGTATACACACTTGTAAAAGATTTAACTGGCCTTAATTTAAATGGCGCTAAGTCTTTTATAAAGGACAAGGGCAATGCCCCTATTGATAGTCTTATGAAAAGGATTAAAGAACTACCCCAGTATGTTCAAGCAGAAGAACCCGTATCAATGAGTGAAGCAAGACTGGCTGTGTACACAGACGCTCCAGATATTGAGTTAAAGAAAAGATTCTTAACTAGAGAAGCAGTTAATCATTGTGGTGTTCGTTGGGACTCTAAGAACGAGTCTTGGATCTTACCTATTCGTGATCCAGAAACTTTTTCATTACTGGGATGGCAAGAAAAGGGTGCCAGAGGTAGATTCTTTAAGAACCAACCAACTGGAGTGAAAAAATCTAAGACGGTATTTAATGTAGAGAATTTAAACCCAGACTTACTCGTAGTTGTTGAATCACCGTTAGACGTCGTTCGTCTTGCATCCTTAAATCGTTCAGGAGCCATCTCTACATATGGAGCAATAATTAGCGAAGACCAAGTAAAAATTATGCGTAGATCTAAAAGAGTAATTGCAGCATTTGATAATGACAATGCTGGTAAAAAGGCAAACGAACAAATAAAAGATTATTCAAGAAAATATGGAATTGATTTATTGTTCTTTAACTATGAGGGTGTAGATGTAAAGGATGTTGGAGACATGACACCAACCCAAGTTACAGAGGGACTTGCTAATGCTAGACACGTCTTGTCTTTAAAGGAGAGTTACTTGTAATGGATCTTAGAGACAAAGAAAGACCCCTGCATGTGTGCGTCTGCGGCTCTACTTTATGGAACGTAAAGGCAATGTTTGAAGATGGAGAGATCTCCTTATACATGCTGGACATGGAGTGTGCACTGTGTGGTTCCCTAGCAACCGCCCCAACTCCGATAGACAATGTTTAAAGGAATTTTGAAACCGTATCAACCCGAGGCAGTAGCCAAGATGGTTGATAGAAAACAAATGCTTGTTGCATATGAGATGGGTCTTGGAAAAACTTGTATGACAATTGCTGCTATTGAAAAATTGCGGGAACAGGGAGAGGTAAATAGTCCAGTCTTAGTTATTGCATTGTCTAGTTTGAAATATCAATGGGAAAAAGAAATACAAAAGTTTTCTAATTCAAGCACCACTGTTATAGACGGAAGTAAGTCTACAAGAATACTTCAGTATGACCGTGGGGCAAAGAGTGAATACATCATATGTAACTATGAGTCTGTAGTTAACGACTGGGACATGGTAAATGCCTTTGAATGGTCAGCAATAATATGTGATGAAGCAACTGCTATAAAAGGGTTTAGATCAAAAAGATCAAAAGCCGTAAAGAAACTTGCTTCTGCTGTTCCAATTAGGTTTGCTTTAACAGGTACTCCTATTGAAAACGGAAGGCCAGAAGAGTTGTACAGCATCATGCAGTTTGTTGATCCAAAGTTACTTGGACGATTTGATTTGTTTGACCAGACGTTTATAGTCCGTAACCATTTTGGTGGCGTACAGCGTTACAGAAACCTTCCAATATTTCATGAAAAAATGAAACAGGCAGCAGTTAGAAAAGTTCAAACAGACGCTGATGTTGCTCCGTATCTTCCAGACACAATTTACCGTGACCCACTTCTTGTATCTTTAGACTCTAAAACATCTTTGTTGTATAACACAGTTGCAGATGAGTTATCTCAAGAGTTGTACGAAGCACAACAGTTACTAGGATCAAACTTCTCTTTAATGGCTCACTATGGCCATGATCAAAAAAGCGGTGGTCCAGTTGATGCTCTTCGTGGGTCAATTATGAGCAAGATAACTGCTTTAAGAATGCTGTGTGACCACCCACAACTACTCCAAGAGAGTGCTGACAAATTTGATAAAGGAGATGGAGAGGGCAGTGCTTATTGTAGTAACTTAAACTTTAGAGGACTATTAGAGGGCGTAACTAAATCGCACAAACTAGATGAGTTAAAGACTTATGTAAAAGATCATCTAGATACTGACCCAGAAGCAAAGGTAGTTATATTTACATCTTATGTCGGCATGTTAAAGAAAATTCAGGAAGTTGTTGGCGGAACTCTTTACACTGGTTATATGAACTCAAAAGAGAAAGAAGCAAGTAAAGAGAAGTTCCTTACAGACCCAGAGTGTCGAGTATTCATATCTTCAGATGCAGGTGGTTACGGAGTGGACTTACCTATAGCAAACTTGTTAATCAACTACGACTTGCCATGGAGCGCTGGTCTGGCGGTTCAAAGGAATGGCAGAATTAAGAGAGCGTCAAGCCGTTGGCCTAGTATCACTATCCAAGACATGATAATTGAGAATTCGCTTGAAGAACGTCAGCATGATATGCTCCAACAGAAGAACGCCGTAGCAGATGCAGTACTAGACGGTATGGGGATTAACGCCAAGGGAGGCGTTGATCTAACAGTGGGATCTCTGATAGGGTTCCTACAAAAGGAAAGACCATAGGGGGTAAAAATGGCAAGAATAAAAAATATAGAACCAAGAATGTCTGATGAAAATGACTTTGGATATCAAGCAAAACAATACGTATTTGTAAAAAAACAAGTTGAGTTCTTTGAAACAGAACTAAAAAAGTTAAAGGAAAAAATCTTTGAACACATAGATTCCAATGGTGAACTTGACGGAAACGGCAATCTTTTTGTTGAGTTGCCTACGGAGGTTGAGGGTGTCAAGATGTTCCAAAAGCAACGTAGAGTTTCTCGTAAAATTGAGGAAGGTGTTGCAGAACAAATAATTTCCGACAAGGGAATGGAAGATGAGTTATACAAGACCATTCGTGTTGTTGATGAAGACGCTTTAATGGCTGCTCTCTACGAGGGTAAATTAACCGAAGAAGAAATTGAACAAATGTACCCAGAGAAAATTGTCTGGGCGTTAGTGATGAATAAGAGATAACAGATGGCTGGACTACGTGGAGAAGATGAGATCGAGAGAGCATTTGCTGATCTCGAATACATCCCTGGCTCCAAACGTAAACGCCGTGATCCAGACGAAAAGGTTTCTCGCCGTAAAAGCGGTGAGAGTAATGGTTGGGATAAAACACCAATCGTTAAAACACTAGGAGGAACAGAGACAGAGGTCTTTACTATCAGTGCACTAGCAATAGCACTAGAAAAGACAATTGTTACTGTCCGACTGTGGGAGCGCAAAGGTTACATACCACGTGCACCATATCGACTTCGGTCTAAGACCCTTGCAGGGAAAAAGACTGGAGGAAACCGTGTGTATACCAGAGCACTAATAGAGTCAGCAATCGACGAGTTTAATCGTCGAGGACTGTTAGGATCAGCCCGTGTAGAGTGGAATCAACACGATGATCTTACCGACGCACTCGTTAAGCGTTGGAAAGAGATAACCCAAACCGAGAGCCAGTAGTTTATTAATCCGTACAGTGATACGAAATAAACTGAGCGCCTCATTACCGAAAAGATAAAAAATGCCTATAACAAAACCAACAGTAGATGCTTCTGCTTACCTTGATGAGGATGGCGAAGACACAACACCTAAAGTCGGCACCACAGTTCAAGAGGGCTGGGATGCATTTGACTCAATTGTAAAGTCAGAAACTTCAGAGTTTCCGACTGACTTTCGCTTCTCTGAAGAACCGCAACTTGTTAAGTTCTTAGATGACGCACCATTTGCATCTTACGAACAACACTGGATTGATCGCCCAAAGGGCAAGAAGTCTTTTGTTTGTATCGGTGATGCTTGCCCACTTTGCGACGTTCTAGGGGACAAGCCTCGTGGCAAATTTGCATTCAACATTGTTGTATTAACTGGGGACACTCAGGGAGTACAAATCTTGACAGCGCCACCATCATTGGCCCGTCAAATTAAAAAGGCTCATGAAGATGAGCGTAAAGGACCTCTATCAAAAGAGTTCTGGGAAATTTCTCGGTTAGGAATGGGACCAACAACGCAGTATACCCTTAACTTCGTTCGTGGTCGTGACCTGGCAGAGGAATGGAAGTTGAATCTCGATGAGGTTCAAGGGCTTGTAGCAGCCGCTGTACCGTTCACAGCAGAAGTTATTCGTGAGACCCCTCGCTCCGAAATGCTTGAGGTTGCTCGCTCTGTAGCGTAAGCACACTTCCAAAGAAAGGGGGCCTGCTTACTTCCGTTTCCAGGTTCCCTTTCATTAACTTTGAGGGATATATGAATATTATTACAACCAAAGAAGAGTTAAAAGATCTTGTTGAGTTTTACTCCAAGGTAGATGCATTTGCTTTTGACGTTGAAACGGTTGGCGAAAACCGAATTCAACCTGTAGTTAACGACGTTATGTGGATATCACTAGCAACTGAGGGACGCACAGATGTAATACCAATGGGACACCCAAACGGAGAGTTCTTAAATTGGGATAAAGAACTGCTACTTAGTGGACAACGTAAAGTTACTGCTGGAAAAGATTTAAGAGACACCGACTATTCTAAAAACGAAGCAAAATGGAAACCCATATTTGACGCACCACCAGAACAACTTCTTCCAGGGGATGTGTTCAAGGCATTAAAACCTTTATTCTTTAGCAACAAACTAAAAATTGGTCACAACGTTAAGTTTGATCTTAAATCAATTGCTAAGTATTACCGTGGAGTAGTTCCTCAAAAGCCATTCTTTGACACAATGATGGCTTCTTTTGTTATTGATAACCGCAGTAGAAACAGTTTAGGACTTGCCGCTTGCGCTGAAAGAGAGTTAAAGATTAAGGTTGAAAAGGGAATTGGAGCAATGGTTGAAGTTCACTCATTTAGTGACGTTGCTCATTACTCTGGGTTTGACTCTGAAGTAACTTGGAAACTTTATAAGATTCTTGATCCACAACTCAAAGGAGACTTAAAAAGAGTTTGGGCTTTAGAAATGGATGTTGTTGGAGCACTCTGTGACATGGAACTTGCTGGAGCCAACATAGATGTAGAAGAATTAAAGAGGTTAAAAAACAGAATTGAAAAAGACATTGACAATGCAAAAGCCAGAGCATGGAAATTAACTGGTAAACCATTCTCTATGAACTCTATAAAAGAAAAACAAGAGTTACTATTTTCTACTAAAGAAGAAGGTGGACGTGGAATTAAACCTAACCTTCGGGTAAGGGTTGCTCTTACTGCAAAGGGGCAGACTATTGCTGCATCTGATCCATCTGCTTTAACTATAAATCAATACTCGGTTTCATCAGACGCTCTAGAGTTCTACAGAACAAAAGATGAACTAGTAGATGCAATATTGGATTATCAAGATTTAAACAAGTTAATGACTACATACGTTATGCCTTACCTTGGTGGAGAGATTACTAGAACAACTATGGGTAAAGAAAAAATTGTTGATAAGAAGAGCCTTATGATCAATGGTCGAGTTCACACTAACTTTAAATCCCATGGTGCAGAGACAGGAAGATTCTCTAGCAGTGATCCAAACCTACAGAACATTCCTAGCAGTGGAGAGTACGGAAAATTAATTCGTAATCTTTTTGTTGCCCCTCCTGGATACAAACTTGTAGTTGCTGACTACTCACAAATTGAGCCAAGAATTATTGCGGCATTCTCTAACGACCCAATTATGGTGCAGAACTATAAAGAAGGAGGAGATATCTACACAACAATTGGTAAGACAATGGGAGTAGATCGTAAAGCAGGAAAGGTTCTCGTTTTATCTATTGCCTATGGTGTTGGACCAGAAAAGATTGCTCAAAGTATTGGGTGCACAGTAAGAGATGCCAAAGATCTTTTGAATAGATTTACTGAACAGTTTAGTGACATCTCTAAGTATCGAGCCAAGGTGATTCGTCAGGCAAGTTTAAGACCGCCTACTCCCTATGTCTCTACCCTTTTAGGTCGTCGCAGGTACATCCCAGACTTAAAGAGCAGAGAAATAGGGTTGAGATCAAGAGCAGAAAGACAGGCATTTAATACAGTTATTCAAGGTTCTGCAGCAGATTTAATGAAATTAGCAATGGTGAGAGCACACTCTTGTTTTGTGGATGAACCAGATGTGAATGTCGTTTTGACTGTACACGATGAACTTGTTACCGTTGCTCGTGAAGATCTAGCAGAAGAGACTGCCGAAGCAATTCGGGAATCAATGGAAGGTATTTTCTTTCCAGAGATTACAGTTCCACTTATTGCAGATGTAAAGATAGTTAACAAGTGGGGAGAAGCAAAATGAGTAATGCAGACTGGTGGGCTAAACAACTAGGTGGACAACCTGCAGCACCAGTTGCACGTCCTACAGATATCCCAATGCCACCATCACAACAACCAATGGCAAGATTTGCACCGACACCAATGCGAGAAGAACAGACAAAAGCGCAGAGTGCAAAACAGACTCAAGTTTGTCCAGATTGCGGTTCTGGAAATTATATGGCACCCGCACAAAACATAGGATTAAGATGTTATGACTGCGGGTACCCACTACAACAATCGGGAAGTAAATTTGGCTCTTTAACTGGAGCAAAAGTTGAAGGAGCAGTAAAGCCGTCAACAGGAAATGATGTTCAAAGTAATTGGAATCCACAAGGTATTATTGGGAGAGTAGACGGATGAATGATGAAGCAAAAAAAATCATTGCGTTACTTAACAAAAAGTTCGGTGAAAACGTTGTCGTACTCGCTTCTGATATTCGTTCCGATCTTATTCCTCGTATTACCTCTGGCTCTACTACATTGGATTACGTCCTTGGAGGAGGATTTCCTGGAAACCAATGGAATGAATTAATTGGTGAACCATCACATGGTAAGACCGCTTTAGCGTTAAAGACCATAGCAGCAAATCAAAGATTAAGTCCAGAACACACAACTGTGTGGGTGGCTGCAGAGCAGTGGGTACCCGAATATGCCGCTATGTGTGGTGTAGACACTAGTCGGGTAATTGTTATTGAGACCAGTATTATGGAAGAGGCTTATCAAGCCGTAATTCAATTTGCAGAATCTAAGTCTGTAGATGCAATTGTTATTGACTCCTTACCAGCCCTTTCCCCTGCTCCTGAAATGGAGAAGGATATGAGTGAGATGACTGTTGGTCGTGGAGCACTGTTAACAAATAAATTTTTTCGTGTAGTAGGTACTGCAATGAAGCGCAGCCTTGTAGAAGATGAGCGTCCAGTACTTGGGTTAATTATTAATCAATATCGAATGAAGATCGGTGTTATGCACGGAGATCCACGAACAACTCCTGGAGGAGAAGGAAAGAACTACGCCTTCTTTACTCGTTGTGAAGTTCGTCGTGATGAGTGGATAGAGATTGGTTCTGGAACTAACAAGGTCCGTGTAGGACAAAGAATTAAAGTTAGAACCCTAAAGAATAAAACAGCACCACCGCAACGTGTTGCTTACTTTGACTTTTACTTTGCTGATGGTGGGGATTGCCCTGCTGGTGAGTTTGACTTTGCAAAAGAAGTTGCATCCCTTGCAGTTGTTAAGGGCATTATTGATCGCAAAGGTGGTTGGTACTATCACGGAGAAAGAAAGTGGCAGGGCATTGAACCAGTCATTGCCAGTATTCGTGAAGAAGTAGACTTAAAAGAAGCGCTAGAAAAAGAAGTGTTTAGTACAACAGACATGCCAATGGCGGGAGATAACGATGAGTAAGTCTTTTAACGTAAACGATCAAGCATGGGCACATGATTTAGAGAAGGGTGTAGAGGCTTACACTGACATGCTCTTTGAAGCAGTGTGGGACGCAAACGATGTTGAGATTGTAGAAACATTGTCTGGGGAACCTTTTTGTGGTTGTTCACCGTGTTTTTGGCGTGAAGCCTTGTTTTATATTGTTCCTAAAATTATTGAAGGGTACGAAGAAGGGAAAATAGAACTTGAAGACTGAAGGACAAAAACAGTCTCAGAAGCACGAAAAGAGAATCGCTAAGAAAGTTGGCGGATCTGTTAACGCAGCGTCTGGTGCTTTTTGGTCTAGAAAAGGAGATGTGAGATCAGTCGACCTACTGATTGAACATAAGTTTACTGGAAAGAAATCTTTCTCAGTAAAATCCGATGTCCTAAAGAAAATAGTAAGAGAGGCAATACTTGATGGAAGAATGCCAGTACTTGGTATCCATCTTGATGGGGAGAATTACGTGATTCTTCTTGAAGACGACTTCCTGGAAATGCGAGAGAAAATCAAGGATGCCTAAAATATGGATGAACCAGAATACTCCTGGAGATATGAAGCAAGGTGCTCAGGACAAGACACCGACATCTTCTACCCTCCTCGTGATAAAGAGCAGTACAAAACAATCGCTACTAAGGCAAAAGCATTCTGTCTTGGTGAGACAGGGAAGAACCCCTGCCCTGTACGCTCCGAATGTTTATGGGATGCAATCAAGCGAGATGAGCCACACGGAATCTGGGGTGGGTTAAGCCATAGAGAACGCAATGCACTTATACGTAAGTGGAGTAAAAAGTATAAGAAAAAAATGTCCCTAAAAGATTTTATATTCAGCATAGAAAAGGAATACTAAATGGCGCAAACAACAGACTTGAAAAAGTTTTTGGACACTAAAAAGGCTGACACAAGACTCATAGGTGATATTGAGCGCCACTTAATGCGTAGACCAGAGGGAGACAGAAGCACCTTAGTTCTACACCCATCTGAAATGATAAAGGCTGATTTTTGTCATAAGTATTCCTATTACTTGTTAACTGGTGGTAAGAAGAAGGGTAACAAACCAGGATTACGACTTCAATCAATCTTTGATGAGGGCCACGCAATTCACCACAAATGGCAGAACTGGTTTAGAGAAATGGATGTTTTGTTTGGTGAGTGGAAGTGTTTAGTTTGTAAAGAAATTACTGAAGGCATTTCTATAATGGAATGCGAACACTGTGGTTCTAAGGTTCTTAACTACAATGAAGTTACTTTAAAAGATGAGTCTCTTCGTATTTCTGGACATACAGATGGTTGGATCCGTGGCATTGGTGAAGATTGTTTAATTGAAATAAAATCTATCGGTGCTGGAACTTTGAGGTTTGAAGCACCAGACCTACTGTATGACGCTAACGGAGATGTAACTAAAGCCTGGAAGAACATTCGTCGCCCATTCCGAGGACATTTACTACAGGGTCAAATGTACCTTGAGTTAGCAAAGAGAATGTTTGGCGATGACGCACCAGATGAGATCGTATTCTTATACGAATTGAAGGCAGATCAAGACTACAAAGAATTCACTATAAAGGCTGATTATGATGTTGTTAGTCGAATCTTTATTGCTGCAGAAAAGATAAATGTAGCAGTTGATGCTGGGGTATCTCCTAAATGCAATGTAAGTCCTGATGGGTGCAAGCAGTGTGACTTGATCGGAGAATGATGTCTGAGTTAGACTTAATTACACAGCAGGGTTTAGACCTACCTAAACCTAAGTATGACCAAGTAACTTTGCCACCAGACATAACTGACTTAAGCAGCGAGCAGTTGGCTGAAATGTTCACCATCCTCACTGGGTGGGCTGACTACATGGCCTCACAGTTAGTGCAGGCTCAGTTATCTGAGCGTGCAACAGAACGTGACCTAGATCTCATGACCAACCGTTTACTCGTAGAGAAGATGGGTTCTGCCGCTAAAGGAGACAGGATCACGCTCGTTAAGGCTCAGATTTCTGTAGATGAACGTGTTTTGGATTTGGCTGAAAAGCATGAGAAACGCTACGCTTACCGCAAGATACTAGAGATGATGTTGAACAATCAAGAACGGGACATCACTTTAGTTTCGAGGGAAATAACAAGAAGGTCAAACGGAACACTACGAAGGGATACGTTTACAGTATGAAAAAGTTAATTGTAGTAATTGCATTAATTGCAGGTCTAGTAAGTCCTGCACAAGCAGATGTACCTCCATCAATTGCAATTATTGATAATGGGACACGATCTGCACTATTTCCAAACAACATTTCCTATGAGGTGTGTCTACTTTCATCAGGAAAGTGCCCAAATGGAAAACCAACTATGGAGGGTGCTGGCGCAGCAAACCTGCCAGCAACAACCAACAAGGATTTTAACCACGGCACGCAGATGATCTCTGTTGCTTTAAAACAAAATCCAACAGCCAAGGTTATTCCTATCCGTATTGTGGGTATGACTGCTGCGGGTAATCCAAGCATTTACTCATTAGATGATGTACAGAATGCATTGAACTGGATTGTTGCTAATAGAACTAAGTACAACATTGCAGTTGTGAGCGTTGCTCAAGGTCGCATTTTTGCTGATTGTAAAGTTCCAGTAGGAATGACAGAGAACATTGCAACGCTAAAGGCAGCAAATGTTCCTGTGGTCACTGCTGTAGGTAATGACAGCAATCGAACTTCAGTATTTTCACCTGCATGTATTGCAAATGCTGTTTCAGTTGGAGCAACAGATAATCCTTGGCCTGGTGTCCAAGCAATTGAATATGACAAGACAGCGGCCCCATACATTGCTCGTTATAGCAATGGTGCTCAAGGTCAGACTGACTTCTTTATTAATCCACGATGGATTGCAACCATGCTAGATGGCTCTACTAAGTTCACTTTAGGAACATCAAATGCAACTGCAGTCTTTGCTGGTTGGTGGTTACTTAATAGAAAAGCAACCTTTGATGAAACTTACAACTCATTAATGGCAACAACAATTGAAGCCAAGAATGAGTTCCAAGTTGGAAGATACATTAACCTTCCATGATTATTGGTCTATCAGGATACGCACAATCAGGTAAAGATGAAGTTGCCAAGATTCTGGTAGAAGAATTTGATTTTGAACGGGTGGCATTCGCAGATGCCATCCGTGATTTACTTTATGCGGCCAACCCAGTTGTTAATGGTTTAGCAAACGACATACAACACGCTGTAGATCACCGTGGCTGGGATGAGATAAAGAAAGTACCTGCTGTAAGAGCACTATTACAAAACATTGGTGTTGGCGCACGTGAAGTATTAGACGAAAATGTTTGGGTAATTGTTGTACTACAAAAACTAGGGGACATCAAACAAAACTATGTAATTACTGATGTGCGTTTTGAAAATGAAGCCATAATGGTGAAGAGCGTTGGTGGAGTTTTGTGGCGCAT